GAATGTGCCGGATGTATCATCTACTACCCGATGGCTTTTGCTTACGCTGACGGGATTTAACCATAGCCCCCTCGTATGAGGGGGTAATCTTTTTGAAGGATGGATTCAAAATGCTGTTAAAGTACAAACCGGCCAACGATCACATTAAAGTGATCCCGCTTATCCCGATCTCCGCAGAGGCGAAGAAGGTAACGCTCACCCGTAACCAGGTACAGTTATTGCCTGGTATCAATGAAATCAGCGATGACGAATACACCGTTATCAAAGACCACATCAAGAAAGACCTTGATAGCAAGGTCATTGTTATCGTTGAGAAAACCGTACCCACTTCCAAACGGGCGCCTTCCGGTAAGGCAAAAAACCTGAAAGAGCTGCCTGTAACCGAAGCCGTTGCTTTGGTGCAGGAGTGTGTAAATCCTGAGACCCTTAACAAGTGGTATCAGGAGGAGACCCGCGAGGAAGTACGGCTCCAGATCACCGAGAAAATGAAAGAGCTGAAAATGGACATCCCGAAGCTTGGGGTCAAAACCGGCAATGATGCGGAAACGATCAATCTGGAAGATATGTCCAAGGATCAGCTCGTTACTTACGCTGCGGAGAAAAAACTCACCGTCCCGACCGAGGGAACCGTAGAAGAAATTCTTGCTGCCATTAAGAAGGCGGAAACAAAATAACCATGGTATTAAGCCCCGAAAAAATAATTAAAGCCATCTGCCCCGAGTTATCGGGCAGTCCATCTCTGCAAGTTTACTTGGGAATGGCGGCTGAGGTTATTTCGAGGGGCTTTTTCGGCGACCAATACAGCCAGGCTTTGGCGTATCAGGCTTGTCACCTGTTTACGGTTACGAATAAAGCGGCTGGTGGGGCGTCTTCAACGGGAATGATTAAGGAACTGAGCGGCGGAGCGCCGATCACCAGTGTCCGCGAAGGCGGATTGTCGGTTTCGTTTGGTCAGAGTGGATCCGAAGTAGGAGACACGCTAGGAAGCACCAAGTATGGCAGATTGCTTTTGGCTTTAAGAAAATCGAAGCCAACAATGAACGTAGCAGCCTGTCAAGGCTGATAGGAGGATTTTATGAAATATACCACCAAGATAAAACAGGTTCAGAAGGTTGCGGGAATTCGTATTGAACCCAAAGGTGGAGACCTGAACGAAGATCAGGTGAAGAAAATTAACGGGGACAAGTACGGCAAAGCCTTGATCGAAAAAGGAATGCTTGTCTTTGAAGGCTCAACGCCGAAGCAGTAGGAGGTTGTTTGAAAAATAAGGGTGGCTGTATAGACACCGACAAGGGCATGGCAGATATACGGCAACAGATTGCGGCTCTTGGAAAAATGGGTGTTAAAGCCGGCATAGTGGAGGGTACTGGAAGCGTAGGCGGCGTAGGCATAGCGCAGTATGGTGCGTACAACGAATACGGTGTACCCGGCAAAAAGAAGAAGTGGGATATACCGCCGCGGCCATTTATCCGCGGCTTTGTTGAGAACGAATCGGCGGGGATTAAGACGAAGCAGGAACAGATTTTTAATATGGTTACTGCGGGAAAGATTGAGGCGAAACAGGCGATAAACCTTTTAGGGCAATTCGCCCAAGACGGGATAAAGCGTTATGTAAAATCTGGCGACTTTGAGCCGAACGCCGAATCCACAATAAAACGGAAAGGCAGTAGCCGGCCATTGATTGATACCGGGACGCTGCTTAACTCGATCCGTTACGAAGTAGTAGAGGGTGGTACATGAGTATTTTCAGGAATACTGAAATGGTGAAGCGATCATTTGCACCGGGATCGCGGGTGAAAGGTATTTGGAAAGAAGGTGAACCGACTGACACTAAGTTTTGGGGTACGGCTCAACCGGCTACCGGAAAAGCGATGGAGTTGTTGCCGGAAGGGAAGCGAAACACGGAAGCGATTGAAGTGTACGCGCCCATAGAAATGCAGTTTACCCCTGCTGATGAAGACCTGAAACGCAGCGGGGACATCATAGTTTTGAGAGGGCGGATGTATGAAGTACAAGTCGCCAGAGAGTTTAATTCCGGGCTTATCCCCCATTGGGAGATAGTCGCGGTGAAGGCTGGTGTGGAAAGTGCTTGAGGAACGGCAGTACATCAAGGATGCAATCTACGATTGGGTGAGAGCCGTTGTTACTGATGAAGGGAGAACCGATGAGGTTATTTGGGATCACGGCGACGGTCCGCGCCCACCCACCCCCTTTATTTCGCTTGAGCTTATCGGGACCGATACGCCGGGGCAACCAGATTACGGTATGGTTGATATAACCCCGGAGAAACCGGACGGAGAACGGAGCATAAGCCGTTTTGTTCGCCGGGCATTGACCATGTACGGCTTTGGAGAAGCGGCGATGGATCTGTTGGAGACCGTCAAGGCTTCCATCGACAAAGACCGATACGTTGATTTATTGGCAGAAAAAGGTTTGGCAGTTAGTCAGACCTTTGAGGTGACGGAGCATCCGGCTAACCGCAGCGGCATTACGACCGAAATAGCGGCTATGTTCGACTTCCACGTTACCTATAAAAGAGAAATGACGGATTCCCCGGGGTGGGTCGATACGGTGCATATTAAACCACCGAAGAACCTCCCTGGCATGGAAGAGATCACAAACCAGAAGGTACAGGAGGGAGCAGATGGCTGATTTGATTGAGAAAATTGTCGAGGTAATAATCAATCGGCAAACCAAGATTCCGTCCATGAAGAGCTTTTCAGAATTGCTGTTCGTGGACACGTTTAACCCTGCCGGCACGACTTTTGCAAACAAACGTGTGCTGGTAATAGGGAACCCGGAAGAATTGATCAAGGCTGGCTTGACCACTACTTCTGTGGCGTACAAGGCTGCGTTGAAACATTTCTCGCAGAAACCCCATATCGGGAAGCTGTACATCGGCTGTAAGTATCTGACCGATACTTCATGGACAAATGCTCTGTCTGCCATAAAGAAGTGCAATAACAACTTCTATGCTGTAGCGACATCCGCCCGTGTCATGGAAGAGCAACAGGAAATTGCCGAATGGATTGAGGCGAATAAGAAGCTGTACGCCATTGCTTCCGGCGATCCGCTTATTGTGGAAGAGGAAGCCGGGAACATTGCGTCGTTTATCAAGCTGTTCAACATGGACCGCAGTTTTACTTTTTATCACCCGAATTGCGCCCCCGATGAAAACGGCAAGTTGAAACTGTCGGATGACGTATTCCCCGATGTAGCGATTTGCGCGAGCTGCCTTACCTGGAATCCGGGGTCTGCTACTTGGGTGTTCAAAGACATGGCTGCTGTACCGACCTATGAAGTTGATAACAGCCAGTTTGAAACCGCAAACAAGAATAACGCAATGCTGTACTGCTCTGTAGCCGACGTTCCTACTACGTTTTTTGGCAAAGTTGGTTCAGGGGAATACATCGACGTTATCCACGGTTGCGATTGGCTTGAGGCCCGGATACAGAACAAGGTGTTCACCGACCTCAAGAAAAACAAAAAGGTTCCGTTCAACGCCGTCGGCATCGAGATCATCAAGGGTGCGCTCAAGAGCGCATTGCAGGAAGGGATTGATGTTGCCGAAATGCTGGACAGTTATGAAATAACGGTTCCTGAAAAACAGGATGTTCCCGAAGACGAGAGGGCAAAACGTAACCTTCCCGGAGTCGAGTTCTCTGCTCCGTTGTCGGGTGCAATTCACACCACCCGTATCCGCGGCACTATTACGCTGTAATCAGCAGGAGGTAAATAACCATGCACAATCCTTTAGTTACCAATTTTGACCCGAAAAAGGTTATTGTAATCTTTGGCGGTGTTCCCATCGGCGGGTATGCCGACGGTACTTTTATTGAAATATCCCCCAACGATGAAGAGGGGTTCAAGAAAGTAGTCGGGGCTGACGGCGAAGTCGCCCGGTCTCAGAGCAACGACAATACCCACAAAGTTGTCATCACGTTATTGCAGTCAAGTCTCAGTAATCAGCACCTGTCAATAGTCCACAATGCTGACAAGGCATCTGGCAAGGGGATAATGCCCCTGACCATTACCGACTTAAACGGTGGATCGCTGAAACACTGGCCGCAAGCCTGGATCCAAGGTGATCCCACGGAAGGCTTTGGCAAAGAAATTGGCGAGCGCCAATGGACGTTTGACACCGGGCAGTTAGCTGGTGGCAATGTCGGAGGTCTGTTACCGCCGTTATTGTAATCGGTTGATATGGGGGAGTTTCCCCCATTTTTATATTTTTGAAGCATGGGGGATGGAACCATGAAGACGAAAGAAATTAACGGCATCAAGTTTACCGTGACGCCGTTCCATGTGTCTGAGGCTATCAAGCTCAAGGCGTATTTGATCAGGGCTTTAGGACCCTCGGTAGGACAAATGGTTGGCGCTTTGCAGGGCGGTATTCCAACGAGCGGAAAACTGGAAGACCTTGCCAATATCAAGATTGATGGCGAAGCTTTTTCTCTTGCCATTGAAAAACTTGCCGGGCAGCTTGGGGAAAACGAATTCCTTGGCTTGATAAAACGTATGCTTGGAAATGTCCAGGCTCAGTTGACTATTGATGGGGATGCGAAGTTATTTACTTTTGCCGAATCCACGTTTGAAACGTCAATGGATATTGTTTTTGAGGGGCGTATTTTTACGATCTACCCGGTTTTGGCATTGGTAATGGAGGCTAACTACCCGGATTTTTTAGGGGCGCTGACCAGCGGTATTGGTCAGCGAATCAAGAAAATGGTTACCTCCGGGTCGGG